GTAAATCTGTTATAATTATATTATGAATCAAATGAATGCTTTTTTAAAAGATAGGTACGACATGAAAAAGTTTGACCATGTCAATCTCTCAACAACACCATTAGACTTACAAACAGAAACCATAAAAGGTAAAAGATTTTACATTACACCAGAGGGTAAAAAGTATCCGTCTATCACAACAGTTTTATCTGCTAGAAAAAATGAGGGTCTAGTTAGATGGCGTGAATCAGTAGGTGACGCTGTTGCAAATAATATTATGAGAGGTGCAGCTAAAAGAGGAACTGCTGTACATACTTTAGTTGAAAACTATTTAAACAATGAAGAATTATCAAAACAAGATGTGCTACCTGTCGCACTATTCACACTACTTAAACCTGAATTAGATAACATAAATAGTATTAGGATGCAAGAGGGCGGCCTCTATAGCGATAAATGGGAAGTTGCTGGTCGTGTCGATTGTATTGCAGAATATAAAGGTAAACTATCTGTTATAGATTTTAAAACATCTACAAAAGAAAAACAAGAACAATGGATAGAAAATTACTTTATTCAAGGTTCAGCATACTGTGAAATGTATGAAGAAACTTTTAAAGAACCTATCGATCAAGTTGTAATTCTCATAGTCACCGAAGATGGTGCTATACAAACATTCGTAAAAAATAAAAAAGATTATCTACCTTTATTAGGCCCTGCAATTAAGGAGTTCAATGAAAAATTTAAGACTGATTAATTTTATTAAATTTGCCTTCATAATCATTCTTTTCATGGTTATCACAAAAGAAGTGAGATCAATACCTAATATTAGTCCTGAACTACCACCTGAAGCGCCTAAACCTAAATTCTATGGATATGAGGGTTTAGTAGAACAACCTATACCAGTTTACTGTGGTCTATCAGAATTTGTATTAGACACATCAAGTAAAATTATGGGTGAAAAAAAAGTTGCAATAGGTCAAATTAGAAAAGGTGGACAACAATATGGCGATCTTATAGGTATATTATCTTTTGGTCATAATATTGAAAGGAATAGTGGCACTTTTATGATGACAATGCCTGGTATGGGGCCAAATGGTGAGAGTGTATCTTGTATATTAGGTTATGGATTAGACTGGCAATTTTTTGATTATGATGGTAATAGAATACTACTAGAAGATTCTCTGTGAAGATAATGAAAGTAAACAATAGGGACTAGGGGGCAGTACCCTACGCCTCCACCATAAGCACATCATGGTCCTAGATGAAGGAAATTGATGTGCTTATGCTGGGGGCGAAATAGGATCGACCGTTGACTAGAAATCGTATTGGAGAGGATAGTCGGAAGACTTAAAATTTATATAAACGCAAACTATAATAACTTTGCATTAGCGGCCTAGGTCGTTAGGGGTTGGCCAGTACCTTGCAACAGAAACTGGCACCATTTATAAGGAGATTATTATGTACGAAATATTTACCATTCTTTTACCAGTAGCAGTTTTAGTTGCTTGTGCTTATGGCATTGGTTTCATGTCAGGTTGTGAACAAACAAAAGAAATCTATGATCCAACAATTCGTAGATCAGACCTTGACAAAGCTAATAAAATATAGTATAATATAGATATGATTGTTACACCTAATAAATTTGCTTTACTAATAGAAGATATAGTAAGAACAAAAAGAATTAGTTATATAGACGCTGTAGTGTTATATTGTGAAAAAAATAATATAGATCCATCTACAACTAAATCTATGATAAATAAAAATTTAAAAGAAAAGATAGCATTTGAGGCACAAGGTCTGAATATGTTAAAAGAAAAAACAGCAAAATTACCAATATAAGGAGATTGATTATGACAGGTGCAGAAATATTTTTAGTAGCATTCGCAACACTATGGATTGTAGGAGTATTGTCGGGATAAAGTGAATGGCTTTGAAGTATATAAAATCTATCTGGCAATCAAACTCCACTTCACAAGTAAAAACCAATCTTACGACTTTCATAAACACAACGGCAGAACAACTGCAAGACTGGAAACATTTACTAAAAGAAGGGATAGGTATTACTTTCATAGGCTTTCTAAATCTTATGACAGTAAGTCTATTGTTGATTACTTCCTTAGTAATTTTGTTTCTAATACTAATCTATGGGTTGGTGACATCATCGGTAAAGCTGGCGATGAACATTATAAACAATGGTCTAAAAAAATAGAATCATTACATTACTATTACGAACAAGATATTGATTATATTATAGAAAGAATGACAACAAAAGATATAAAATTTAATGATTTATTTTTATCAGTTGACGGTCAACATCCACATATCGTTAAAATGTTTTTAGCAAAAAAGATAAACTTTGAAACTCTAATAATTTTAGATGATATACTAAAGTTTACAAAAAAATTAAATAAAGATATTACTGAAAAAGTATTATGGCCAAAGTTATTTGACAGAATGAAAAGATACAAACCATTTTTGTCATACAATATTACGAAGTATAAAATCTCATTGAGAGATAAAATGAAGGAGATATAATGAGTGAAGAAGGTAAACAAGTAAAGACACAAGTATTTACACTAGGTGAGATAATTCTTAAATTAGAAATGCCTGAACATTTTATTGAAGCTGTAAACAAGGCGATTGATGAGAGAGGCGATAGTATGCCTGACTGGAATCCTCAACTTGCAGGTAAAATTAAAAAAGAGAAACTACTGAATCCTATTTTAAATGATGATATAAAAGGTACTTTCATGATGTGTTTTCAAGAGTATATGAAAAGATCAGGTTCAGTATTAGTAAATACACATCAATTATCTTTAGATAATGTTTGGGTAAATGATATGTATGCAGGTGAATATAATCCTGCTCACTTTCATTCTAGTAAAAATAGTTTAGTTGGTCTATCATCAGTTTTATTTTTAAAAGTGCCAGATACTTATGGCGAAGAATATACAAATAATCATGAACCTGCAAATGGTCATTTAGAATTTATCGGTGGCAATCAACATTCGCTATCAATGTCTCAAATGAGAATAAGTCCAAAGGTAGGAGACTTCTTTATATTTCCATACACATTAGTTCATGCTGTTTATCCATTTAGACAAACAGAGCAAATGAGAAGAACATTATCATATAATTGTGATATACTACCGAAAGTATTGGTAAAACCAGTATAATGTCCAATGTATGCCAAAACTGTGGATACGAACATGAAGGTACACTTTGGAAAGAGTTTACCGATGGTGATGGTTTACCGATTATGATAGAAGTTTGTAAAAATTTTGTAGCACAGCTTGACAAGGGTCAACAAATGTGTTATAATACAGATAATGCAAAAGAAAATTAATTACTTTCTTTTTATAGTGCAAGGAAGAGGCTTTCACCAGAGGGTCGAACTTGACTGTCCAGGGGTTGCACCCAGGTTTGTAGTCTTACCAACTGTGAATCACATACTAGGCATAGTAGGGCAGGTTGTGGGGGTGATAGGAATGGTATCCGGTCTCTCACTTGTGGGTAAATCCTAGTCCCACCTATTTCGCATTATAAATAATAATGTCGATTAATACAGACACATACGAATACAATAATACAATTAATATAAGGAAAACATACATATGAATACAAGTATTGCGGCCTTAAAAAGGTCAAAGTCTAATCTAGACACACTCATAGGCGAACTAAACAAAGTTGCCGAACCTCAAAAACAATCAAACTCATATCAAGATGATAGATTCTGGAAACCAGAACTAGATAAATCAGGTAATGGTTATGCAGTATTTCGTTTTTTACCTGCTGTAAAAGATGAAGATTTACCATGGGCAAGACTATGGTCACACGCATTTCAAGGTCCTGGTGGCTGGTATATTGAGAATAGTTTAACAACACTTAACAAGAAAGATCCAGTTAGTGAATCAAATAGTTTACTTTGGAACTCTGGTGTTGACGCTGACAAAGAGATTGCAAGAAAGAGAAAAAGAAAACTATCTTATATTGCAAATGTTTTGATCGTTAGTGATCCTAAACATCCTGAGAATGAAGGTCAAGTAAAATTATTCAAGTTCGGTAAAAAGATATTTGATAAGATTACTGAGGCGATGAAACCTGAATTTGAAGATGAGAAACCTATCAACCCATTTGATTTTTGGGAAGGTGCAAACTTTAAACTAAAAATCAGAAAAGTTGACGGTTACTGGAATTATGATAAATCAGAGTTCGATAGTCCATCTACTATCAAAGACAATGATGAGGCTATAGAAGAATTATGGAACAAACAGTATCCATTAAAACCATTTCTTGCACCTGAAAACTTTAAATCTTATGATGAGTTAAAAGCGAAACTTGATAAAGTTTTAAGTGGTGTCAGGAATACTGGTACAGCTGAAGATGTTATGGACCCACCTACATCACCAACAGTTAGTAAACCAGTAGTAAACGAAACAGCAGATACTTCGGTTGCTCAAGATGAAGAAGATGATGGTGATGATACACTAGATTACTTCTCAAAATTAGCAGAGGAAGATTAATCTCTCCACCTGTTTCTTTATGCTAGGGTTAGGATGTTCTATCCTAACCCTTTTTTAATATAAATAATACTATTATACTATGAATAGTTTGAGATATCAAATCATATAAAGGAGACTATATATGGAAATTATTAGTAAAATAAAGGGTTGGGCAGCTTCATTAGCAGATGTAGGTGTTTCACTTATCGCTTTAGGTATTGTACTTGAAGTTTTATTTAGTGGACAAAATGTACCTTTCTGGCCCGACATTAGTGTGATAGCAAATGTACAAAACATAATCGCTGGGTTTAGTGCTCAAGGGTTAGTTGGTTTAGTTGCTATTTGGGTTTTATATTCAATATACACAAAGAAGTAGATTATATTAAAATAGTATAAGAGGGGTGTTTCGGCACCCCTTTTTTTTAGCGTATAAATAGTTTATATTATGGATTTATTTTTTATACTATTAAAAGAGTTTGGATTGCCAGTAGCAGCTTCTAGTGCTATGGGTGTTTTCATCTACATCATTCTCAAATATATTTTAGAATCAGTAATCGGTCAAGTAAATAGTATTCATGGTATCATCATGGGTCTTGATAATCGAATCAAAACTATGAATAATGACATGATAAAATTAGATGTTCAGATATCAGACGCTTTAGATTTAAGACAAGATGAAGATAGAATTGCTAGAGCAGACGGAAAGACAGACGCAAGAAAAGATTAAGTAATTATGGATATTGTTGACATTATCAATCAATATGGTTTCGCCACTTTGGCAGCTATCGCTATGGGGTATTTCATATACTTCATATATAAGTTTACCACAGAAAATATCAAAACAAAATTAAGTCAAGCAAATACTGCTTTGATAGGTTTACTAGATAGAATACGAATGCTTGACAATGATCTTATCAGGTTAAGGTCTAAATTAAACACAGTTTTAGAAATGCAAGAAAATGAAAAGAATAAAAATAACAGATCAAGAAGTTCAAAGAGAGTATCTAAAAAGTCTCTCAACTAGTGGCATTATCATAGGTGCGACATTCACTCTAATATTCACTATAGCCGCAGTATTCGATTATATCTTATTATAAATATTGGGTATGAAAGCACTAAAAGTTATGGTGCTAGGTCTATTTTGTTATGTGCTTTCGACACCTAGTATCGCAAGTGAATTAGTACAAGAGTTCAGCAATCCATCATTTTCAGGTAATGGTTATTCTACTCATGTTCTATCACTTGAGCAACTAAGATATAGTAGAGAGAATAAAATCAAAGACGATCAAAAGTCTGCTGACGCAGCTGCTGAGCGTGATGCCAATAATACT